AGTTCCACTCATCACTGCAGTTGGTTCACTTCACACTGCAATAAATGGAACACCTGGAACTCCAGAGCACACAGCAGCAATTGCTCAACTTAAACCAGGGGCAACAACTTGAGCAATGAGTTAGCTCTAAGCTGTTCCCTTAATTATAACAAGAATAGTATATCTCTCTCAGAGATCATTTCTAACCTTGTTATTACAGTTACTGGAAATGGTCTTAGCTCACTCTCCTCATTCACAGCAACGACATCGGCAGTTGCAATACCTTTAGGCTCAAGCACTAACTCTGGTGGTTGGGCCTTTATTCAGAATCTTGACCCGACTAACTATGTTCAGGTTCTCACTGGGACGGCTGGGATCGTATTCGCGCGAGTTAACCCAGGAGAATTCTGTCTTGTTCGCCTTGATGCCACTGTGACTGCTCCAGCTTTACAAGCTCATACAGCTAGCTGTGTAGTTAAATTCTGTCTTTTTGATACTTAGGAAAATTATGAGATTAATTGTACTTATTCTGTTTGCAATAACATTGCGCGCGCAAACAATTTCTAGCACAATCTCTAGTAATGCGACATTTCAATCTAGCGCTGGAGGAGCTTGCACATTAAGTACTAAAGTAAGTGGAACTGCTAGTTTTGCCTGGGCTTGTGGAGCCTCCCCAACAGGTGAAACAACTCAGACAGGAACTTATACTACAGTTGCTGGTCAAACTAATGTTATTCTTTGGACGGTTAATGATTTATTCTGTATGGTTCTTCCTAATGGAGGAACAACATCTTGGGGAGTTTTCCCTAACACTACGACACAAGTAGCAACTCTCACAATTCCTGCTGGAGCAGTTGGGGTTTCATGTGTTAGTCGCTCTGGAGCTGTAAATCAGACTCCAGTGAACACAATTATAAATTAAATGGACAAGACCTGGCGACCACACAAACGACAGACTGATTTCTTCTCTCTTCCTGACACTATCTTTGAAGCGCTTTATGGGGGCGCGGCTGGTGGTGGAAAATCAGAAGCCCTTTTGATGCTCCCAATTGTTCGAGGATTTTACAAAGAGCCTCGATTTAAGGGTCTTATTTTAAGAAGGACTTTCCCTGAGTTAGAGTCAGAAATCATTGTTCGTTCTCGAGAGTGGTATAAACTCACTGGGGCTAAATACAATGAAGAGAGAAAGCGATGGACCTTTCCTTCTGGCGCGATAATGCAGTTTGGTCATACAGAGTATGAGGAGGATGTTAGAAAATATGACACTGCTGAGTATAATTATATTGCTTTCGATGAGCTTACTTCTTTCACTGAATTTCAGTATACGTATCTGTCAAAAACTCGTTGTCGATCCTCGTCAAACAAACTCCCTGCCATTGTTCGCTCAGCTACAAATCCTGGTAATATTGGCCATGCTTGGGTGCGCGACTTATTTATTACTCCAGCTCCCTATGGAACAATAATTGTTGATAAGAAAACTAAACTAAAAAGAATTTTCATTCAATCATTCGCTGAAGATAACCCTCATTTGATGTCCAACGACCCGGGATATGTGAATCGTCTTGATTCGCTTCCTGAGGCTGAGAGACAGGCAAAACGTTATGGTCATTGGGATACTTTTGCTGGCCAAGTTTTTGATGAGTACAGAGAGATTCCCAATGAACTAAAGAGTGAGCCAGAAAATGCTTGCCATTTAGTTGCTCCTTTTAAGATTCCTGATTACTGGCTTCGTTTCCTCGCTATTGATTGGGGCTATGCAGCTATGACAGTTGCATTATGGGGCGCGCTCAGTCCTAAAGACAGGTTATACGTTTATCGTGAGTACGCGATTAAAGAGGCAAAAACAAGTACCTGGGCAACAGATATTGGAAGGCTTTCTTCTGGTGAAAACTATGCTGACATTGTTCTTTGTCGATCTGCGTGGCAGAATAGAGGGACAGATCTTACTCATCAAGAGGATTTTACTAAATACTCTGGTCTTACTGCTCGAATGGCTGATAATGATAGAATTGCTGGAAAACTTTTAATCCAAGAGTACCTTCGATGGAAAGAGAAGCCTAAAAGTAAAGTAGTCAAGGATAATTTTGATAATGATCTTGCTACTCGAATATTAAGACTTCAGGGACTTGAGGATTATAAAAGTTACTTGGCCTCATTTGAACCAGAAAAACCTGAAACAGATCTTCCGAGACTTCAAATCTTCCCTGACTGTAAAGAACTACGAAAATGTCTTCCTCTCTGCATCTATGACAAAAAGTCTAATGTAACTAATAAACCTGCTGAAGACGTGCGCGAGTTTGCTGGAGATGACCCTTATGATACTTTAAGATACTTAGTCTCTTCAGTTGATAAATACTTAGGTTCCTTAAAGCAAGAGGGAGATCACAGAGAAAGAGTCAGTGAGATTCTCGAGAAATTCGCGCGCACGCAAGATTACAATTACTTGCACCGTGCTATGGAGATAGTTGAGCGTCAAGAACCTGAGTTAGCTCCTGTAAGGAGATTTCATCGTGCTGTTTATTAATTGGTTAATTCACTTATTAGGTGGTTGGACGAGGGAGGAATATGACTTCCTTGAAAAACAGTTTAATAATCACCGCGAAATAGTCACAAACTATCGCGCGCGCGAGGAAAGACTCTTTAATGAAATCAAGCAAGAACGAGAGGACAGGAAATTTCTTCAAGATATACTTTTTAAGAAATTTGGAATAATTGATCCCCCTGAGAGATTACCTGAGAAACTGGAAGAGTACAAACCAATAAATTCTAAACAAAGGTGGTCTAATCTTAAAAGTCGTCTTGAACGTGATGACTGGGAGCGAGTGAGACAAGGTGTCTAAAATTAAAAATCCCTCTGAATACTCAAAAGTAATCTCCTCTGCTCCTATTGGAGGACTCTCTTCAATGCCTAGTAAGAGGATCAAGACAATGAAGAAAAAGAAATCAATCTTCTCAGAGAAATCCTAATGCCTAAATTTCTTGAGGATAAACTAAAGAAACAGTACGGTAAGAATTCATCTGCTTCTTATAAAATAATGAATTCTATTGGTGCAATGCATGGAAGTAAAGAGACTTCTAAAGGTAAGGAAATGGAAGTTAAGCACGCGCGCGACATGGGACTTGGTGGAAAGAAGAAAGCCCATAAGACAATAAATAAAAAGAAGAAGACATTTGCGGAGGCGCTGAATGGATAATTTAGTTATAGTATCACTAATCTCAGCTACTGCAGCAGTAGTTGCAGCCATTATTGGTGCTATTAATAGTGATAAACTTCATGAAATTCATGTTTCAATAAACTCTCGAATGGATGAATTAATAAGGTCTTCAAAGGATTCAGGACGAATTGCAGAGCAAGAAAGTTCTAAAGGAGTAAAAGAATGAGCGCAGCACTTCAGAATCCAGCACCAACTGGAATAACAGCGAGATATCAAGGGTCGTTCAATTCAAGTAATGCGACCACTTACTATTACTGGGTTCAGGCTCTCTATACGACAGGATGGTCAGCTTTGTCAGCATCTGCTAACACTGGCTCGCACTGTCCTGCTGCATTAACAGGAGGTAATCTTGTCAATGTGCAATGGAATCCAGCACCTGGAGCAATAGGATATCTTCTCTATAAATCTACTTCCTCAACTGCTCCTACTTATGGTGCGACCGTGATTTTTATCGCTTCATCAGAGACTGGCTTCAAGGATGATGGAACTCTCGCTACATTTACTCAGACTCCTCGTTATGATGCAGTTTATGTTGCAAGAATGATTTATGACTTTGCTACTGATGGTGGAGTTCATACTGCTGCGATAGTTCCTGCAGTCTCAGATACAATTCCATCTGGTGCATTAGTTATTGGAGGAGTAGTTTACTGTAAGATTACATTTGCTGGTCCAACTGCTATGACCCTTGGAACCACTGCTGGTTCTGCTGCTAATTCATTTCTGACAACGACTGCTGTACCAGCTGCTGGAGCTTTGATTATACCAACAGCTGTAGCAACCCCATTTGCAATGTCAGCAGCTGGTCAGCTTAATATGACGATAACTGTAGCTGACGCAACTGCTGGCAGACTCGAAGTTTTTGTTTTTTACGTGCTTTCTGTTTAAGCTCTGTGCGCGCCGCAGGGAGGGAGGCTAGATTGTCGCGGGTCAATTCTGGCCTCCTTGTGGAAGATAACAGTTAAGGAGAAGTTATGTCATTACAGATTTGGTTCTGGCTATTCTACGTAATCGGCTTATTTTTTGGATTTTGGGCTGAATATGTTCCAGGTCAGCCTTATCCTTATCCTCGTGGTGGGAGGAATCTTCTGATTTTTGTACTTGTTGGATTACTCGGGTGGAAAGTATTTGGTGGGCCAGTATCTTAGAGAAAACCTTTGACACCACAAGTTCCAACTCGACAGGAAGAAGACAAAGACCCTAATAATCATAAACTTGATAAGGGTTTACAAGAATGTCTTAAATTCTTAATTGATAAATATGAGAAAGAAGATTCTTGGGTTAGAAAGCAACAGTTAAAACTTTGGAAGAAAAATGAAGAGTTCTGGCATGGAATTCAGTTCGTCTTTTGGTCTGAGTCACGTCAAGATTGGCTTTCTCCAACAATGTATCGCTGGTTCAACCAGGATGAAGGACGAGAAGGAGTTGAGGGGCCATTTTATGATTTCGTTATAAACATCTATAAGGCTCATGGAGAAGCAATTATCGCTGCTCTTTCCGCACAAGTCCCAACAGTTAGATTCCCTCCAGATGACGCAGAGGATGACGATGATCTTTTGACTTCAAAGACTTATGCTAAGATAGCAGATCTAATTCAACGCCATAATCAAGTAAAAGTTCTTCAGTTAATGTCATTCTTTACTCTTTGGAATCAGGGTTTACTTGCTTGGTATCATGCTCCCAAAGCTGATAAGGCTTTCGGGATGGTGAATATTGAAAATTTCAAAAAACAACTTACTTGTCAGTCTTGTGATAAGAACTTTCCAGTTGAGGACGAAGAAGACTTGCAATCAGGGCTCCATAATTGTCCTGACTGTGGCGCGCCCCTTGAAACAGTGACTGTCTTAGACTCATTTCAGGAAAGCCCTAAGTCACGAGTTCTAATTGACTTCTTTGGAGGATTACACGTTAAAGTTCCATATTGGGCGCGAAAGCAAGGGGATATGAGCTACTTGATAAAAGCTCTTGATCAGCCAAAGCCATTCCTGAAGTCAATATTTCCTCACATTGCAGATGAAATCGAGCATGATGATGAGGATGCTCAACAGTATGAACGCATGGCGCGCACTCCGAGTACATTTACGAGTTTTTCTCGTGCTGATGATAATCATGATTTGGCTACTCATAGACAGTGTTGGATGCGTACTTGGGCTTTTGAGGGACTTCCTAAGGATAAGGAAGTTGAGAAAAAGAAGCTCTACAAAAAGTTCCCAAATGGAGTCTATGTTTCTTTTGTAGGGAAGAAATATGCAGAGTCTCGTGATGAAGATATGGATAAGTATTGGACTCTCTGCAAAGTAGGTTTATCAACTTATATTCATTCTGATGCGATGGGTCAACCTTTGATTCCTCTGCAAGAGAGCAGAAATGTTTTGTTTAATCTTACGCTTGAGACTGTTGAGCAGGGGATTGGATCTCAGTTTGCTGATCCTAGAGTACTTAACTTTGATGTTTACTCTAAACATGAGGCGCGCCCCGGAATGATTTATCCTGCTAAAGCTCGTGAAGGGCAAACTCTAGCGAACTCTTTCTTTGAAGCGGGGCGCGCGACTCTTTCCCAAGAAGTAGGTCCTTTTGGTGAACAAATTGATAAAGACTCTCAGTTTGTTGTTGGTTCCTTCCCATCTCTATATGGAGGGCCTGGAGAGGGAAATTCAAGGACTCTTGGAGAATATCAACAGTCAAGACAGATGGCTCTTCAGCGTTTAAGTATTGCATGGTCATTTTTTTGTGTTGCTTGGGCTAAATTGATGGAGCGCTGTGTTCATCTTTATGTTGAGAATATGATCGATGATGAGCGTTATGTAGTTCCTGATCCAACTCAGAAAGATAATTATGTCAATGTTTGGATTAGAAAGGCAGATTTAACTGGTCATGTTGGAGAGGTTGAACCAGAAGGTGCAGATTCATTCCCAGTCTCTACCCCACAGAAACAGACGCTATTTTTCAAACTTGCTGAACTCAATAATGAGTTTATTAATGCTGCTTTATTTGCAACTCCTAATAGGCGTCAAATTGCAGATTTACTTTCTTTCCCAGATTTAGCTATACCTGGTGAGGAACAGATTACAAAGCAAGCAGTTGAAATTGCAGATATAATTAAGGGAATTCCTGTTCAAATTGATCCTTTAGTTGATGATAATTCTATTCATATTGAAATGACTCGATATTTCCTAGCGGGCGCGCGAGGTATTGATCTAAAGAAAACTAATCCTCAAACTTTTATGATGGTGGAACAACACTTGCAACAGCATCTTCAACTTCAGGAACAGAATGCTCAAGCAGATCAAGAGAAGAAATCAAAAGCTTTTGTTGATACTAAAGCTGAAGCTGAAGTTCAGAAACAAGCAGTTAAAGTGACTGCTAAACCAATTCTTGATATGATGGAGCCACCTAGTCAAAAACCAGCTTCAAACGGAGCTAACCGTTCATAGGGTGAACAGTTATGTTTAGAACATTCAAATTGACTTTACCAGCTGATACTAATAACCATAATCTATTCTCTCTCATTGTTGGAACTGCTAATTATGGCTTAGTAAATGGTGGCACAAATGAGACTGGAATAACTGGAGCAATTCCTACCAATGGGATTCTTCCTGACAGGGGAACTTTTCTTGAGATTCAAGCTGATGGAAATAATACTGGAACTTTAACTGTTAATGATTCTAATAATGCAAATACAACAGGAAAAGTTCTTAATGTAACTGATGTTTTTAGTGTCTCTTCTGGTAGAAATACAATTTGCTTTAAAGATTATTTCTTACAAGGAAGTGCAAATTCACAAGCCTGTGAGGTGAGACTTGAAGTATCTTAGCTTATTTCTATTCAGCTCAATTCTTCTTGCTCAAGCTCCCCAGAGGATAATTTATGTAAATACTGATCCATCTGGTTCTTGTAATGATTCATCTGCTTTGCAATGGAATCCATCTTCTGGTAACTTTTCTGGGTGTAAGTCTGGAACTTGGGGAGTTATAGCATCTGGAGGTGGAGGGGGTGGATGCACCAGTTTAGCTGGGGATGTAACCGGCCCGTGCGGGTCGAACACGGCTGTAAAGATCGAGAACGGAGCAATTCCGGCTTCTGAGTTCTGCATCGGGACCAATTCATCCAGCCAGATTGTGGCGCCCAGCAGCTTCACTTCAAGCCTCCCTGGGTGTGTGCCAGCATCCGGGGGTGGAACAACAAACTTTCTGCGGGCCGATGGCAATTGGGCGGCGCCGCCAGGAGGAGGAGGAGGTAGTCCGGGTGGCACAACTAATTCTATTCAGTATTACGCAACCTCCAGCACCTTTGGTGGCATTACCGCACCTGCTAATGGAACTCCTAGTTTCAATGTGTGGAATGGGAGTAATACTTATGTGACAGAGCCTTGGGCAAGCATTGTGGGTCCGAGTGGATATCTTTCAGTTCCTAGCCCATCTTGCACAGGTAGCTTTCTTTGTCTGGATGTGGTGACAGCGTTGGGTACTGGCCTCGCAGCGCAGAATCAGCCAGTACAGTTTCAATCTACGTTTGAAATTCCAGCTGTGCTTACGGCAGCAGATCAGATCGTTGGCAGCGCAGCTAACACGAATGGGACGACGGTAGGACTTGGGCTGTCAAATTGTACTACTGGTGGTTTGCAGTACAGTACCAGTACTCATGCATTCTCCTGTGGTAGCTTCTCATTTTCAAGCCTTTCTGGGCAGGCGACTAACGCACAACTCGCCACACAGACCGCCAACACGATTCTCGGGGCACTGACTGCGACCACGCCATCGGGCCTTGCGATGCCATCTTGCAGCACGTCGGCAAGCGCTCTGCTTTGGACGAGCGGGACGGGGATGAGTTGCAACACGAGTATCGCGGCGGCGACGGTAACGAATCTGACGCTATCTGCTGCGCTGACGACTACGGGGGCATCGACGCCGACCATCGCTTTTCCAGCGAGTGGTACGCCGACTTATACATTTCCATCAGGATCTACGACAATACCATTCGGCTCCGTGTATACCCTAGGTGATGCAAACGCAACGATTTCACCCAATACGGCAACTGCATTGATCG